AAAACACATCGTTCTCGGAAGTCAGGGTCGGACAGCTTCTCGACAGGTTTATGGACATAGACACCGACTTGACATTCGGAAATCTCGACATAGACTATTACGGATATGATGAAATCAGATGGGAAGTTAAGTTTTCAGATGACCAGATTGACGAGGATTTGAGAAACATAGGTGTAGATTATGAATTTGAACACCATACAAACAATATGGTATTCGACACGGACTTCCGTCCGATGGAAGGAAACCAGAAAATATTCGTTGAAGTCCCATACACCGGATACTATGATGTCATTATGTCATTCAGAAACAGCGGGAAGACGGTCACACATATTTTCAAGAAAGTAGTCAAGGTGGAACAATACCAGCCCGACATTAGGGGTTTCTACTATGATGCAAGGGAACTTCCAGAAAATCTTCAGTACGATGTATCTGAATATGAAAATTTCATAAGTGATGCAAGTGAATCCGATATGACATCGGACAACAGATATGTCGATTTCATTATGTCGAGGATTTCCACTATGACGACCTTCGCCACACTTGAAAGAATGAGAGGTCTTTATGAAGATTCGGATTCGGATTCGGACTCCGATGAGATAATAGAGGGAGACCAGTCGATGCCTATATACGGAGTAGGTGTGAATGATGACAGTGACAGTGACAGTGAAAACGACTACTATCAGTTCATATCAAGACCTGGTCCTTACGGGATGAACTACGAAAACCAGCCTTGGGTACTGTACGACAACCTCAACTACAACATCACCACTCTGAAACCGAATTTCAAGGATGCAAGATACATAAAGAATGCAGTTGATGTGAAACCATACACTTGGTTTTTACTCGGTTTCAACGAAACCAAGATAACGGGCGTGGTGGACCCGATATGGAAACTGACAAACCTTACCACAAATGAAACCGTAAAACACAAGGGAAGATACTTCACCCTTCTGCTCAAAAAGAGTGGTGACTATGAGGTGAACATTTCATTCACGGATGTTCTCGGCAATAAATACAGTACCAGCAGAGTTATAGTCATAGTGGATGAAAACGCAAACTACAGACTGTATGAAAGGTTCAAGGATGACTACGACACTATGATGGAACTCGAAGAAGAAAGAAATGAAATATTATATTCACGCTTCGCTAACTTAAGTACAGATGCTACAATAAGGAATATCGATTACGAAGATAGTGAAAGTGAAGAAGAATAAACAATAAAAATTATAGATATGATAAACGACAATGAAGAAATTGTACCAAATCTCACCAATGCATTGGAACTAGTTGCTGGTGGTACAGAATGTGAAAATGGAATGGAAATCCCCGTTACAATAACGGAACCTGAACCGACCGAAGTTGAACCACACATAGAACCTGCGGTTACAGCATCCGACACTCCGATAATACCCGAACCGGAACGTACCATATGTTGTGACTGTGGTTGTGATATGGACAACTTAACAATAGGGAAGTATTTCGGAACAATTATGGAGAGTGTGCAGACGATATGGAAATATCATCTCCAAGCGACAAAACACTCCGTACATGTAATTCTCAATGAATATTATGGGGAAGCACAGGATTTGGTCGATTCAATCATAGAGAACTTCCAGGGAAGATGGGGTATCGTCAAAGACTATACCAACTGCATATGCAGTTGTGAGAAGACACCGAACCAGTATTTGTGTGAACTCAGGGATTTTGTTGAGAAGGGAAGGGAACAATTTGAAACAATCAAAGACTGTTCGGAAATTATGTCGGACATAGACTCACTTTTAAGTCTGATAAATTCCACCCTCTATAAACTGAATAATTTGACCGAGAGCAAATCCTTTATGAGTTTTGATGAATTTATCAACAGATAAAAAAGAGGTGTTTTACACCTCTTTTTTTGTTACACTCTTGAAGGTTCCAATTCAAAATTTATCTTATTTGCAACCCAAGTCGTAGTCATTATCTTCTGGTCTATGGAATTTGAACTGAAATCAAATTCAAGGTTGGATATACCGGTAAACAACAAATCGGTAAATGTAATCCTGTAAAGTACCTTATGATAACAGTCAAGTATCTCCATACCGGGCGGTTTAGGTAAATACTTATCCTTTATTTGATAATAATATAAGAACAACTCGTTCATTATGCACCAAATCAGATATCCTTGGTCAAGTTGGAATGTTATTGTCATTTCCTTTTTCCATAGATAATCAGGATATGCGTCAGAACGGGACAACCTTCCATACGGAGTACCCGAGTCCTTCTGTTCTATCGGCTGGTATGTTTCCGGATTGACTTGCAGTTCGACAGATTTAATCTGCAAGTTTATAAAATCCACCACACTGTCACACATTATACCCGGAACCCTTTTTAGAAGGGGTTCGTATTTTTTCTCAATCTCTTCGGTTACAAAAAGTTTAGGGAAATGAAAACGAAAGTTATTATTTTTACCCGATAAAAAAGCCATAATATTCCACTTATATAGAATATTTATGATTAAAATAAAAAAGGCGTGGGATACCACGCCTTCAAAAAACAAGAAAGAGTTTTATTCGGTAATTATCCTCACCGTCTTCTTGACGGTATCGACACTCGATACTCCGAGTTCAATCTCCTTACCGACTTCAGCATTTTCCATATCCACTACCTTTCTGGACAGGAAGAACGTGATGTTGTTGAAGTTTGGAGCGGAAACAACAATACCGTTTTCGAAAGTGTTCTTTATGACACCTTTCAAGACATACTTGTTGTCATTGTCAACAGTAGCCTTCAAATTACTCCATCCTTCACTCTTACTATTTGTCTGTGTTATCGTAACCCTTCCGTCAACAACACTCTCGACATAGAAGTCGATGGGGTCTCCCACCTTCAACTGTCCGTTCTTGAACTTGTCTTCCGTAATCGAGTTCATCTCACTTACAGACAACAAGGTAGGAACACATTCACCAATAATGATGAACACACCGAAAGGTTTGATTGACGATACGACACCCTGTGCAACCGAGTTCTTATCCAAGTCCATAAGGTCGGAAAGCACAGCATTCTTCTTTGTGTTGAGGAACTCCTTGTGTGATACAACAATACTATCCTTTACCTTTGCGATAGGCATCACATACATCGTCTCTCCCACAAGGGTGTTGTAGTCTTCGAGAGGAACGACATCGGATTCACTACCAGGCATAAAGCACTTTACACCGTTGATATCCACGATGAAACCGTTGAATACCTTTGCACCGTTGAATACGATTTCCTTAACAGTACCGGAATACGCCGAAGTAGGTGTATCAATCTGGTTGATAAGTTCGATACGAAGGCGTTCCATCTGTGCTGTCTTTGAAGCTGCATCGGCGAAAAGTTTTCCATGCTGCTTGGTGACAACAACCTCGATGACATCACCGACACCCATTTCCTTGCCTGTGATGGTGGTGTCCTTTGAATTGAAGTTCACTACCGTTGAATGTTTCTTTGATAATGAAATGTCAGCCAATCCCTTCTCGTCGTCAAGACGGTCAATCTGTCCGGAACAGATACCCTTGTATGAATTTTCATCATAGGTTGAAATTACATCCAAGTCTTCCGAACTGAATGATGTCTCATACTTTTTTAAAAGTTCAACGAGATAAGGTTCTCTGGAGAGAATCTTCATCCTGCGGGTTACGGGAACAACTACTTTTTTTGATTCCAGAGGATTTTCCGGATTTACAATCTCAATGGTTTGAGTTGATATTTTACTCATTTACTTTTTCTTTATGTGCCTCACGGCACCGGTTAAACATACAAGTTATTTATGAAAAATATTTTTTGAAAATGTTCCGGTTCTATTGCAACCGGAACATAGTCTTTTATTACTTTTCAGAAGTAACCTCCTCCTTCGTAGTCATCTCTTCCTCTACGATGTCATTTTCACTGTTCTCAAATTCACCGTCTATATTCTGCAAATACTTTGCATATTCACGGGCTGTGTCATATTCCTTCTGGATATTTCTTACAGTCTCATTGACACTCTTGCCACAGTTACCCCAGCACTGAAGGAAATCCCTCGCCGTATTCCATCCCTTTCCTTCAATCTTACTGGTCATAAAATCGTGGAGGGCGAGTACATTGCCGGAACGGAGAATAATAACTCCATCGAAATCCTTTGAGCGTGAGAACGCCTTGTTCTCCTCAAGATTGTTGACAAGAGTCATAAGTGCGGGAGCAGTCTTCGGTGTCCATACCATAGCGTGATAGCAGAAGTCGAGAAGCTGGTTGAAAGTCTTCAATCCACCGATTTCGATGTGGTATTCACGAGAAACCTGTGCCATTCTCTCCTTATCGAAAATGTCGGTAGCGGCTTCAAGATAAGGTTTCAGTTCAGAACGCTTGAAAGACAAACTTTCAATTTCATCCTCGAGTTTCTTCAACTCCAAGTCCGACATCTCAACGACACCCTTCTTGGCGGCGAACTGCTTCGACTCTTCACCATACAGGGTCTTGATGTTTTCCAAATCATTCATATGAGTGTCAAATTCGGCTTTCTTTCTTTCAAGCTCCCTTCTCTTCTCATTGAGTTTCTCGATACGTTCGGAAACTTCCTTCACCTGTTCAACGGTGATTTTACATTCTACTCCGTTATCCTTGTTCTCTTCAACTTGGATAGTTTCTTTAATTTCTTCACTCATTTCTTATATATTTTTTAAAAATTAAAATAATCCTTCGTTTTCGGTCTTCTTTTCGTCACCCTTTTCCACAGGGTTCTTCTTGATGATAACCTTATCCTTGTTATCAAAGAAGTTCCTCTTGATGAGGTCGAGAGCCTTCTCCACACTTTCCTTGTCAAACATATAGGCGGTTTCAAGTTCCCTGACACCGATTTCATTTATCTCCATATATTTGTTAAGAACCTCATCCTCATACTTGCACAAGATATTCTCCTTCTTTTTCCTCTGGTCTATCTTGAGTTTCAGGAACGAAGGCATATCGTTATATCTGGTGGCGAGCATAGCGACCAGGTTGGCGGATGTCTCCGGTTCGGAGTCAAGACTGTTTACAAGATTGCACTGTATCGGATACTGGGCCGAAAACAACCGTTTCAACATAAACGAATGTTTCCTCTTGTCTGCACTTGATACAGCACCCGAGTTACGATGACAAAAATAATTTAAAACTTCGTACAGTTCCATATATCAAATATAACAAAATTTCAAAAAAAACCTAATCCTTTATAAAAGACATATCACCATCGTCCTTTACACCCTTCAAGGCGTTTATCTGAATGGTACTCTTATAGTCCTTGAACCTTGAATTGGAGAAAAGTCTTTCCTTGGTTATTTTCGAAATCAAAACACTGTCCTTCAAAATCTCGTTGGATATGTCCAGCACCATATCCGACATCACATAGTCGGGGATAGTCTCGTCACTTAACACCACGAGCTTTGCGTTGGTCTTCAGGTTCTCGACGAGCATCCTCTTGGTGAAGTTCTCGTCCTTGATTTTAACGACTTCGTATATTATGTTACTCAACATCATCAAGGCGTCATCGTTCATATAAATCATATAGTTGAACGGACAGCCGATTTTATTCCTGAACTCGTTGTAAATCTTCTCTGCGGTCTTCTTTCCAATCCCCTTCGAGCGGGTGTTATCGTCACCACGTTTGTAGTACACGGGATAGATATTGTCCGAAGCGTCACCCGAAACGACTTTCATAAACCTTACCACCTCCGGTTCAACAACCTCTATCTCCATATTGGAGATGAGCTTCCTGAACGGGTCACTCTCGACAAAAACGGTAAACGGTTCACCGAAAAGATTTTCCGGTGTCAATTCCCTTTTCTCATCGAGGGACTTTATGAAATCATTGCTTTCCTTTGAAACATACATCTTGTTGGTAAGGGGTGCGTACTGGATTATATGGACTCCATTGACACACTTGACAAGCTGTGTGAGGTCTCTGTCCGTAGACAATATCAACGAAGACTTTCCGTTCTGGAACAATGTCTCACTCCAAGCGTAAATCAAATCGTCGCCTTCGCTTCTCTCGACCTGTGAAACCTTGATGCCGGATTTCTTTAAAGTTTCCGAAAATGAAGACACGACTTCATTGAAACCGTCCTTGTCGATATTATCCTGGTTCTTCTTCCTGTTACCCTTGTATTCCTGTTCAAGCAGAAGGTCCTTTCTCCAAGAATGTGAATCCTCTATGAATACGATGTCGTTCAAGACAGAACCCATCTGCTTGACAACATTGCAAAAGTCCATCATAAGTTTCTTCTCATACACATCCTTGTCATTCTTCGTGGAGAGGACTTTCTTTCCACCTTGCTTGAATATCCCCCAGAGACTTCTGAAGAAGAAATTATGTCCGTCTATTATTAAAGTAAATCTTTTCATACTCTAAATATAACAAAAAATTACAAGTCCCTATAATTGGTCACTATCTTCAGCATCGGCTTGCTTCTCTCGGCGACACCCGGAAACACGGAGAGATGACTTATGTTTTCCTTTCCGACTATCTTTATCAGTTCCTTATTGTTCGAAAGCAGCATAGACATAAAGTTGACATATTCATCAAACTCGAAGTCTATGCAGAACTCCCTTTTCATATAGTCATTCGGGATGAACTCAAAGAACATAAACATCCGGTTCAAGTAATCTATCGCCTCGACATTCAGTGAATCCGAAAGATGGATTTCCATTTCCTTCACCTTATATACCCTTTCAAAAAGTTCCGACTTGTCCCCATCGAACTTTTCGTCAAGAATTTTCAGACAGTCGGAAACGAGAGAAGAATTTTTCACAAAGGTGAAATCCACAAAAGTCATATTCATGAAAGTCGTGAAGACACTCAGTATAAGGGTCAGAACCTTGTCGTCATACCTGTTCTTCCGGCAGATTTCAAGACAATTCAGTATGGAAGTATATGCATCACCTATGAGGACATCCCTTATGATAAGATTTCCATCGGCCTCTCCCTTCGTTCCTCCGAACAGACAGTTGTAGAATACGGACGAACCCTTGTCTTCCGCCGGAAGATTTATATTTATTTTCCTCACCTGAGATATTCTCATTACAAAAACATCTTTTTCGCTTTTTACTATTCCACTGTTTTCCATAAATAATAAAGATACATTCCTCAATAAATATAACAAATATGGATATAAAGGAATTGAAGCCCGTAGCATACGGAAAGTTCAGACAAGGATACTATAAACCGGTTCACCCTGAAAAATATGTCACAAACAAGAACCAGATTATATACAGGAGTTCCTGGGAACTGAAGTTTATGAAATGGCTCGATGTGACACCCGAAGTTCTTGAATGGGCTTCCGAACCGATTTCAATAAAATATTTCTACACCCTCGACCAGAAGATGCATACATACTATCCCGACTTCTATTTCTCTTTCAAGAAACAAGATGGAAGTGTAATAAAATACATTGTTGAGTGTAAACCTTCAAACCAGTTGAAGGAACCGGAACAACCTAAAAGGAGAACTGCAAAATCAATCAAGAACTATAACTATCTAATGGAATGTTGTATCAAGAATTCTTGTAAGAGAATAGCGGCTAAGAAATGGTGTGAAGATAATGGTTATCATTATGTTTACTTGACTGAGAAGTCGAATTTGAATTTTTTGTAAATCAAAGAATATATTTTGATATTACAAATGGGCCATTTTTTGTTGGTCAAAAATACATAAATATAATGATATATAAGTTAGTTTGAGAAGATAGATGGCGGCTGCCGTTGGAATGAACGATATTGCTAAGATGCTTTCCACCAGAGGTGGGGACATTTCCACCATTGGCGGAGCCATAGGGTGTATGACCGCTATGATAAGCGCCGATGCAAGGGAGAAGGACAACACCACCTCGAATGATGTCAAGCAGATAAAGGAGTTTGTCTGTGGTGACGGTGGAACATTCGGTTCACTTTTCCAGTATATAGGCGGTCTCATACAGGAGCAGACCAAGGAGATTCAGAAACTCGCTGTCGGTAACAAGTCGAAAAAACTTGTCAAGGACGATATAACCAAATCGTTGAAGAAGGTAAGCGATGGTATTGAGAGCAAACTCGACAAAATCATAGATTCCCTTAAAGTGATAGCAAGTTCACAGGGTGGAAATGTGAAATGGGGAAATACCAAGAAGTTTAAGGATTCTGTCGAGAAGTTCAAGGATTCCATCAAGATGGACAAGAAGAGAATGAAGAATGACAGAATAGCGAAACTTCTTGAAACACTTGAAAAACTGAAAGCTGTCAATCTCAAAGACCTTATATCGTTCAAGCCGAAAATGAAACTACTTGAAGGAATCGCCCCACAAATCAGTAAGTTCGGTAAGAATTTGAATGCAAAAAATCTTTCCAAAGCGAATAGTTTCGTCGAAAGTCTTCCGGGTTTCCTCAAAAACCTCAAGAAGGTGTCGATAATGTCGAGGTTCGTAAAGGAAAAGGATTTGAAGAGAATCTATAAGATTTTAGGTTTTGGCAGTAAAAGGGGTAAAGATGATTATTCGATACTCGGTCTGATAGACAAGTTCGCCGCCTTGAACCAAAGGAAGGTCGATAAGGCGAAAAAGAATGCCGCCGCCATATTCGGTATGGTGAAGGATATTTGTTTCGGTATCGGACTGCTCGTATTGTTCTCACCGGCGATAATTATCGGAGGTATTCTTGTAAAACCGTTGCAGTGGGCTTTATTCGGATTCAAGGGGGATGGTGGACTCATCGGACTGTTAAGCAAACTCGCCGACAATGATAAGAAGATAAAGAAGGCCAACAAGGCGATAATGTGGATGTCACTTGGTCTTGTCACACTTGGTATAGGTCTCGGTGTTTTATTTGCTTTGACTGATAATATTGACCTCGCACAACTTATACTGGTTGCCACCACAACGGCCGTTCTCGCTCTTGTTACCGTCTTATTGGGTAAGAAGAAGGATGAGATAAAGGAAGGTGCTGAAGCGATGATATACTTGTCACTCGGTGTGACTGCTCTCGGTCTTGGTCTCGGTATATTGTTCTATTGTACACAAGATGTTGATTTGATGCAACTTCTGATGGTTGCCGCCACGACCGTCGTATTTGGTCTTATAACCGGTATATTCGGTGAGTTCAAGGATAACATCAAGGACGGTGCAGAGGCTATGTTGTGGATGTCATTGGGTATAGCCGTTTTCGGTATCAGTCTCGGTATTTTGTTCTGGGCAACCAAGGATGTCACTTGGGAGCAGATTGCTATGGTCGGTGCGTCTCTTTTAATCTTTGGTATTTCCACTGTTGTTCTTGGTGTTCTAAATAAGAGTGGTTTGGTTATGGAAGGTGCAATTGCTATGGCGGTTATGGGTGCGGCTCTTATTCCATTCGGCTTCGCTATGAAACTCATAATGGGTTCTGTCAGGGGTTTGAAGTGGAGTGAGTTCGCCATAGTTCCTGTGGCTCTGCTTATGTTCGGTGGTGCTGTCGTGGGTCTTGGTGCCTTGATGTGTACCGGTTTCGGTGCGATTGCATGGGTTGCCGGTCTTGGTGCAATCGCCGGTCTTGGTGCGGCTCTGATACCACTTGGTATCGCTATGAAACTGTTGATGAAGAGTGCCAAGGAAGTCAATTTAAAGGATATTGATAATCTTTCCACCGCTGTAACCAAGATATTCAAGACATTCTCCGATATGGAGGATACCGGTTGGAGAGACAGGAGAAAGATGAGAAAGAATGTCGATGTCCTTGAATACATAGGACACAAACTGTCTCCGCTTGCAAAGAGTCTCAAGACTTTCAACGATGTCGCTCCGGATTCGATAGACAAGGCAATGAAGGCTATACTTAAAATCGCTAATTTCTTCTTCTCACCGGATAGTGAGTTGAACAGTATGAATAACAATTTCTTGACTAGAATTAAGGCGAGAGCCACAGCGAATACGATAGGAAACATAACTAGAAACTTCAAGGGTCTCGCAGACGGCTTGAGGGTGTTTAATGATGTTGCTCCGGATTCGATAGACAAGGCGATGAGGGCTATACAGAGGATTGCAGAATATTTCTTCCAACCGAAGAGTCTGTTGAACAGCTTGTTCAGAAGGTCCGCTAAAAAGGATGCCGATGCAATAGGTAAGATTTCGGGTTGTGTCTATAATCTCGCAAAGGGTCTGAAGGATTTCAACGAGGTCGGAAACAGGTCGATAGACAAGGCTATGGAGGCTATACAGAGAATAGCCAACTATTTCTTCTCACCGGAGAGTATATTGAACGGTCTGTTCAGGAAATCCGCTACAAAGAACGCCGATGCAATAGGTGTCATCGCAGATGATATGTACAAGGTCGGAGAGGCGTTGAAGACCTTCAAGGAAGTGGGTTCAAAGAGTATTGACTATCTGGTAGAGAGTGTTAATAGGATAAGTGAGTTATTTTTTGGGTTTAATGTTAGACCCGACTGGACGATGGCAAGGTCTATCAGATGGTGTATGGAGGAGATTTCGGAGGCTATTGAAGATTTCGCCGATGAGACGGAAGGTATAAATCCGGATGATATTCTGAAATATATGACTGTTGTATCAAGAATTTCAAACGAAGTGCTTGCAAGTTGGAAGGATGAATACACCAAACACGCACTCGGTATAAGCACAAGTATAAATTCTCTTGTGAATACGTTTGACAATTCGGGATGGTTCTACATCGAGAAACTTGAAGCCACGAAAGACTTTTTCAAACAGATGTCCAATCCGTTTTTTGTGGCCGCCGGTAAAACCCTTTCAAACGGAAGCACCTTCTTGAAGACGGTGGATAAAGTTGATATGGACAAGGTAACCGCCTTGAAGGATATGTTCGATGCTTTCTCTTCAATCGGTAGTTGGCGTATGAACATATTCGGTGGTTTTGACAAGCGTGTAAAACAGTTTACCGAAGCATGTATAGAACTTGTAAGGGCAATCAACGGAAATACGGATGCTATAAATAATAGTGACGAGGAAGTTACAATCAAGAATGAAAACGGTGAAGAACAGAAAGTCAAGAGGAAGGATGCAGAACTTCTACCAAAGCAGATGAAAATCTTGAATGTGGATGAACTCGCTATGGCTATCGCAGACCAGATGAACAGTCTCAATGTTGATTGTGACGCTAATGTCAATCTCCAGATTAACAATGAAAACGGTAACGAGTGGAGAATTTCAAGAATGTAATTTTTTTGTTATATTTAAGTTATAATAATTTTTTAATTATGGATGATGGTAAAAATTTAAGTTACGAAGAGCAGGTCGCTATGGAGTTTGACTTGACTCAAGCTGCTAATGAAAATGAACAGAAGGGACAACCGTCCGATAACATTGTAAAGGATTTGGGTAAAGTGGATATTAGACGAGGAATGTCCGGTAATATCGGTGTTATCGAAGACGATGAAAATTTAAAGAGGATAAACAATGTGATAGGTTTCCTCAATATTCCTCTGGAAGACCTTCCATCGGAGGGAAGATATTACCCCGAAGATATAAGGATAAGCATCCGTGCTGCCCGTGTGGGTGAAATCCGTGAGTTTTCAACGATAGATGAACACGACCCGAAGGATGTTGCTGACAAGATGACATACATTGTGTCACAATGCTGCAAGGTGTATTATGGAAATGTTCCGGGACATTATAAGGATTTGACTGTCGCCGACAGAATTGTTCTTGTCATCAAGATACGTGAACTTACATTTGTGGATGGTCAGAAGTCGATAAAGATTCCGGTACCTGCCGGTGCTTGTAAGACTGTCGGATGCAAGCCTCAGGACTTTATCAATTTCGATTCAACTATGTTCTCGTTCTTAAAACCTAGTGAAGAACTTGAAAAGTATTACGATTCGATAAACCGTTGTTATAGTATTCACACAAAGAGTTTCGGTACAATCACTCTATACATACCGACCATTGGTGTATGGACAGCGGTTTCCGACTATGTAAAGGGTGAACTTGAAAAGAACAAGAAGATAGACCAGACTATCGCCGAAATGATACCTTTCCTCATAAGGGAATGGAGGGGTCTTGACGAGAAACGTATTTTTAACAAAATTACCGAAATAACCGGATGGGATACGAAGAAATTCAATCTTGTTTACCGCCTTATTGAAAAAATCAATGTGGGTATTGAATTTGAAGTAACAAGTATATGTGAAAATTGTGGAGGTGAGATAAAGGTTCCTATTTCCTTTCCCGAAGGATATAAATCAATATTTGTTCAGACAATTTCAGATTTCGGAGACGAACTTCTATGATAATGTCATTATCGCTATGGAAAATCTCCATATGGATTACAATACGATAATGAACTTGTGGATGTACGATTTTCAGAACATACTGGAAAGATATAGTAAGATGGTTGAAGAAAGGAAGGAAGAGGAGAAGAAACAGAACGAGGAGTACGAGAAAAAGTACAATCCGGACAAGTTCCTCAGACAAGCCGGTGGAAATTCTTCAATACCGAAAATCCCAAATGCTCCGAATTTTTCAAAAGTCAAACTATAAAAAAAGAGAAGTGTTATTCACTTCTCTTTTTTTCATCATCATTTACATTACCTAAATCGGTTATTATCTTTTCCTTTTTTCTCTTTTCGGAAAGTTTGTCTAGTTTTTCCAATAGATTTGAAGTTATTTCATTGACATCTACTTTACCTAAATCTTCAACATACTTTTCTTTGGGTTTCTTATTCTTGTCTCCATATACATTGACTTGTATGGATTCATCATCCAATATGGTCGAAAGTTCTTCCCGTTGTTCACCCTTATAAACATTATCTAAATCTTCAGTTTCAGAGTTTGATTTCACTTTCGGATATATGTTTCCTATCTTGGTTATATAATCACCCAGTGTATCATTGTTCGAAACATTACCTATTTCAGATACTTTCTCACCTTCCGTATTCTTGCTGTAGATATTTCCGAGTTTTTCAACATATTCCTTTTTCTTTTCGGATTTCGGATAAATGTTTCCTATCTCATCGATATTCTTTGTCTTCTTTTCATCTGTTAAAACATTTCCTATTTCCTTCGTGATTTTATCATCGGTGGGTTTCGGATAAATGTTTTCAATCTGCTTTGTGTATTCTACCGGAGATTTTTCTTTAGGGTATATGTTTTCTAGTTCGGTAACAAGATTCCTCCTTTCGTCATCTGGTTGTATGTCGTCAATATACTCGACCTTATCGAAAGTATCTATATCCGGATATACATTTCCTATTTCATTTACCTTCGGTTCAGTAATGTCATCGGGAAGTACATCACCCAAGTCTTCGACATTGGGTAGTGCATATACATCGGGATACACATTTCCTATCTCATCCACCTTTGGTTCGGTAATATCATCGGGAAGTACATCACCCAAGTCTTCGACATTATCCGGAGTATCCATATCCGGATATACATTTCCTATTTCATTTACTTTCGGTTCTGTAATATCATCGGGAAGTACATCACCCAAGTCTTCTACATTGTCGGGTGTGTCTGTCGGAGGATATACATTTCCTATATTTCCAACTACAGGGTCTGTTACATCATCCGGAAGTACATCACCCAAATCGGTAATTGGCGGTCTTTGGGGTGTATTCGGAAGTACATCACCAAGGTCTCTTACAACCGGTGAGGTACGGTCCGGTGGAAGTACATCGCCAAGGTCTCTTACAACCGGTGAGGTACGGTCCGGTGGAAGTACATTACCGAGATACATTACTGGTGGCGCTGGGTAGTCCGGTGGAAGTACATCACCGAGATAACCGACTACCAGACTTGTTTGGTCATCGGGCATTATGTCGTCTATATAATTCACCTTATCCGGTGTCTCTGTCTCTGGATATATGTTTTCAATTTCTTTGGTGGTTGGAACATCATTACCTGGGAACAAGATACTCTTCATCTCCTCGATTGTTTTGTCGTCATCAAATACATTTTTACCCGTTGAAGCGAGTACACTAGTTTTAAGATGGGTGAAAATTCTATCAAAGTCTTCCGCTGTCTCTTTCTTGTAATCGAAGTCGTCATCCTTTATGTTTTTTATTCTTGTTTCGACTCCCGGATTATGGAATGTTTTTGAATCATCTATGATATTCTTTTTCATTTCATCAAAAGGAAGGAAGTTGATTACACAGTCACTGTATGTGAATGTGAAATTTGTCATCCTCATTTCACCTATTTCGGCGTTGGTAACATTTTCAAATATACTACCGGTCTCCTCCGGTACTATCTCACAGCCGTAGAATTTGAACTCTATGGCGGACATTGAGTTCAATGTCACCTCGACTATCTTTGGGAAAACTACTTCCGATGCCATTGTTCTCATCTGTTTACCAAGGTCGGTCATCATCAGATGGAAGTTACGGATGTCGTGTACGAACACCGAACAGTTGAATCTTCTCAAATTAACCGGAACCCTTTCCCTGCGGTATTGTGCGTCATACACAGCGTTGAAGTATTTGTTGAACATAGACGAGATTTTCAAGTCTATGGATTCATATATGTTTATAGTTATCTTTCTTTCGTCTCCTGAACCACGAATGCTGTCCTTGACGACATAGTTATTTTTATACACCTCATCCAATCCCGTTATGGTTTGTAACAGATATGGGTATTGTGTAGTAAGCTTAGTCATACCGTTTATGAAACCGAGCATATCATACACCGTCTGTGGTGCTTTCGGTAATGCACTCTTATTCGAATTCTGTTGGGTGAAGTCATCTTGTATGGTGTTTTGTGTGTCTCCGAACAATGTGGCGTCCGGTGCGGCTTCTATACCAATATCTTTAAGTTCCTCATCGGTCCTGATAAGTTCCAGAGTTTGTTCTATGTCATTAAGTTCGTTGATTGCATCGTCGAGATTTATCTGGGCTTGGATACCGGGGTCGTTTGCAAGAGCTTTGTCCGCCTCTTCTTGTTTTTTGCGTGCTTCCTCTCTTTTCCTTTCCGCTTCCCTGAGCTTTTCCCTTTCCTCTTCGATGTTTTTGTCGAGTTCGGCCATATTTGTATCCGTTCTTATCTCGATGTTAGCGGATGTATACGGCTTGCAGTCTTCATATGCTTTTTCTGCATTATATTTCTGATTGCCTTCTCCCGTGTAAAGTTCTCTATAACCGTCGGCTGCCGATGTGTCTCCATCCGGTTCTATTTTGACATATGTCACCTTTATGTAGTTTTCATCAACATTTGCCAGTTCTTGGACAGCACTCGGATTACCGTAATATTTTTTGGCAGTGTTATGAATCTTTTCTTTAAGGTCATACATTTTTTGTACAATCCTGTCATACTCGTCATAACTATGATATGACGCGTCATCATCCGGTTTCAAATCGGTTATGGCGTTTTCCATCATTATCATATAATCTCTTATTTGATTTCTGATGGTTTCCTCGAATATTTTTCCGTTTTCGTAACTTTTTACAAGTTCAAGGGATTTTATCCTGTTGTTTATTTGCTCAACTTCATCGTCCGCCTCTTGAAATTCCTTGTCTACTTTTTTCTTATTCTCTTTTCTTCTTTCCGTCTCATCCTTTACCGACTGGTCGTTGACTATCCTTTCATTCTCCGCCTTGATTGCAGACTGTTTTTCCTGGTCCTGTTCAAGCTGGTTTTTCTTCTTCTTGTCAACTACACTCATTGAAGAAACATTCGCCATTCCGTCACCGAGTGAATAGTGTCCTCCACCCAAGTCCTGCGGGGTTTTGTCTTTGAGAAGTTTATCCACCATATAGATGTATTCGGTCGCCCCATATGGAAGACCGTCCACATAGACGTTATGTTGCATACCGTAACCGATTTCCTCACCCATAGGGAAAGGATATGTGTCCTTTGCGAGAAGTGCGTTTATGTCATAGGTGTTGACCGCCCCACGTATATATTTGGAATAATTGACCCTCAAGCAGTTTTCAATTTCATCGGCTATATTCCTGCTGCACATCGGACCGTCATCCCTTCTTCTTCCTTCCGCCACACCATCATATTGTCCTATCGTATAGAACAAAGGTGAATTGAGCTTGTCTATTGAAAGTGTGAATCCGGTGAATATCGGGTCGTCGATGGAATTATTATTGTTCTTATATCTTCTTCCGTTCTTGACATATTCACCCCAGAAGTTTTCCCTCGCCTTATGTGTTCCATATGAAAACATATAGGTGTTTTCCAGATTTGAAAAATCGGGTCTGAAATCTTTGTTGTTCATACGTCTGTATGATTCATCAAGATTCTCAATACCATCTGGTCTGGTCACGGGTGACGGATAACCTTCCCTTCCGGTAGGGTTTACATATGTTCCGTGATTTGTATCACTGTGTATATATGTGTCGGCCATATTGTAGTTCTTTTATATTATTTATTGGTAGTCCATATTATTGAACCACGAACCGGTTGTATTGTCGTATCTGTATTTCTCGTTTATCGCTCTCTTGGCGAGTTCATATTCGGATTTTAAATTGGGCTTGTATTCTATTCTGTTCAATACAAGTTCCGTCTGCAAGTTCTTTTTCTTTTTGTTGAATACAATTTTCATCTCCGTGACCACATACCATCCGGATAAGGCTCTGTTGAAGACACCCTTCAACGGGTCAAGTCTGTCACCATATTCATTCTTTATCGTACCGTCCGTGTCTTCAGTTTCAAAATACAGGATGTCATCGTTCTTCAACATTATTCCACTACCATATTCGTCGGACCAGTTTTCTCTGACTTCCCTTGGTTTTATTTTCATTGAAGACATAGGGTTCTTGTCGAATATGTCAACCCATATTCTGCTGAACTTTGTTATACTAGGATTATAGTTCTGCAAACGGACTTGAAGACCACATTTCTTCAGACACCTCATCTGGTAGTCGTTCTGTTGTTGTGCGAAATAGTAATGCTTGAATGTATTGGTTGTATCGACTTCACCCATAGAAACAAATGACTCCATCGCTGCAACATTGTCCGGTGAACTCAAATCCGTTTTGAGATATACGTCATTCGTGGTCTGTACGAGATTTAACGGTATGTATGATGTCGATTTAGGTTGTTCGGGGAATTCGGCAATCTGTTGTCCGCTTCCATCCCTCTTCAAGTTGTCTATCGGTGCAAGGACAAATTCACAGTTGTTGCATCCCCACTGACCCGGATTCGAGTCTGCATATGCAAGATGGACACGGTATCCGTCGTTTATGGATGAACTTCCGTTGTTCACCTCCGAATAGCATTCTATGAAGTTCGTCCACCCCACGAAGTAGTCGTTGTTTGTGATGAAATAGTAACTTACCTTTTGTTCACTGTTTGAAAGCTCTTCGGCACCATTTTGCAACACAATTTCATCTTCCGTTTTCTTTTCGGTCAGATAGTCGTACTCGTGTTCGGGTCTCGACGACTGTTGGACATTGGAGTATATTATCGCCGGTGTGTCGGTCTTGCTTCCTCCGTGTGAAAGAAGAGAATGACACTCTATGAAATTGAAGACATAGTATTGGTCTATGAAAGCGGTGAAAAACGAATACTGACTGTAAAAAGCGTGGTTCGCTATGTTTTTCATAAAGTCAAGGAGGGTTCTGTTCTGTCCGTTGTTCCACTGCATAGTGTCCATAGTGTTATCCTTGGCGAAGTTCGTGGCGAAACCAAGTCCGGTATATACGGCGAGGTTGAACAATGCCTGTCGTGAATTGTTCGGTGAGTCACACCAGGATTCCTTTCGTGTACCCGCCGGTACCGAAAGTGTTCCTGTTATCTTGTATCTCAACGGAGCACCGGTGTTTTGTGACACCATCTGTCCTCCGCTTCTATTCATACTTGTGATTGTGAAATCTTGTCTAATAGGCTTGTAGTACATTTCATCACCGTGTCCTCCGATATAGACTTGAATTGTAGAACCTTCCTTTGGAAACGCTGTCGATAGAAAGGAATTGTCTATATCAAAAAATTCCACCATCATCGTTGGAAGAAATGACGAATAATCCACATTGAAGTTGATGAGACTCGTCTGTGGTATTCTGAACTCGTTTATTGAAATGAGAGGAAGTCTGAATGATATCCTTTCCGGATAGCAGTTTGGTCCTCTGTGTTCAGTATCCGATATGTTCATCTCCGTGATGGCGAGTGTCGGTTCAATCAACTGAACGGTGGAAATCTCGTCACCGGTCATATCTATATAGTTGTTATTGGTGTCTCCACCCGGAAAAATAATATTTAAAACTTCTTCGTCTGTCATTATCTTACTCTGTATCTCTTTCCTTCTACTAAAATATAGTCTCCCGATTTCACACCGAAATCGTTTACAAACACTCTTCTTCCGTCTTCAAGTTCTACGAGTGTTCCGTTTTCGGTAGCCATAACCGGACTTACGACATTATCGTTGTTGGTGTTGTCATATATGTAGTTGCCTTCATTGTCAAGTTCCGGTGGAGTCTTGTCCAGATTGCTGTCATTCGGGTCGGTGGTCCATTTCGTGTACCAGTAGAAAGCATCGAAGGCTTTTGGTTTCCGATTATTATTAAACTTGCTATAACCACTATCCATTTTTGGTACTTGTTTTCTTCTCATCATATTGACACCACCGTTTCTGCGATGACCCGTTTCTGATGCCCTTATTATTCTTCTCTGGGACATTCTTTTCTTTAACTTGCCTCCATAATAACTGTTGATGTTGGCGTAATAGAAAATCCATCCGGCGAAATCCGAACCGTCATCATTTAAAATTGGTGACTGATATGCCACTATGCTTTCACCACTTTCAATAAGGTCGTCCATTTCTTTTTCTATTTTCTCCGTCTCTTTTTTAGATTCGTCATCGGTTCCTTCATTAAATCCTTCTATTTTCTTTTCAAGTGCATCCATCCTATTTTCATATGCATCAGTGTCCTTATAGAACACTGGAGAAATGGTGTTTTCGATGAGTTCCTTGCCCTCTTTGCATTTGGCTGAGAATAAGTCCACGAAGTTATCAATAAGGTCTAAAATCCACTTTATTTTGAGTATATCCATAATTTTATTTATAACATCCTTAATCGTATCTTTGATTCCCTTGATAAAGAATGCTATATTCTTAATCTGAACCACTATATCGACACCACACTTTATCACCCTTATGATTTCGTTGAGTATGGTTTTGAACCCCTCGAACCATCTAAGTATCTTATATAAAGGGTTATCAAAACAAGAACCTACGGAAGTTGGTGCGGGTACTTGTGCCACCGCCATAGTCACAGTTACAGTAAGGTTTTTCAAAGTATCCTTTATGGTGTCTATATCCCATTCTATTTTGTTACAACAATCGTCTATGTATTTTGAACCCGGAGCATCATCCACATTCCCCGTAAAGAAGTTCTTTATCTCCTTGGTTGCGTTTATGTACTGTTGTTCCATAAAGTCCCATTCACTCTTGATGTCATTGGCGAAGTTTCTTATATCGTCCTTGAACCTCTCCATCTCCATCTTGAGGATTTCCTTCATCTTCTCGGAAGCCTTCGCCTTCTTCGCCGCAAGTTTCTCCTTTCTCACATCCTTGGCGACACTTCTTCTTGCAGCCCTTACTTCGGGTGGAACGGAACTCATACTCTTTCTCTTCTCCTGTGGGGACTGTCTTCTCATCTTACGGAGTTCGTCTCTTGACTTTTTCTTGTCCTCCTCCGCTTCCTCCTCGATTTCCTTGTATCGTTTTGACGGTTCAAACTCCCTTGTCTTGTTTCTTACTTCATTTATAAGCTCCTTTGTACTCTTGAATGACGATTTGATGTCCCCATATGCGGTTTTTGCATTATTGATTATACCGGTGGCACTGTTCTGCAAATTGTTTCCACTACTCATCAACTGCTGAACGAGTGTAGAACCACTTGAAATCAATACATTTCCATTGTTCTCCAGTGAATCTATAGTGTTGATGTTTCCGATTGTCGATTTTGAGTTTGAAATAAATACATTTCCGTTATCAATGAGTCCGGTCACAATATTTGTACCGTCATTATATAACTGCATAGTGTTGTTGTATATTGTCATACCACTCGCCACCATCGATGAGGCGTTTGAAATAACCGAAGAACCTGTGGATATAAGTGACCCGGCATTACTCATAATGGAACTTCCTACTGTTTTCGCTTGTGAAACCACATTGCTTGTTACACCTCCGATTTTGGATATCATTTCCGACCCCTTGTCTGTCAATACTTTCATCTTCGCCCTTCCGAAACCGAGAACTTCCTCCATATTGAGTTTGGGAAGTTTGTCCATAGCGATTGAAACGAGACCCATACCAGTGGCCAGAGCGACAAACCCCTTTGTGATTTTTACAATATTGAAGTTCTGTACCAAGGCATTTGCACTGTCTATTGTTGATGATATAATATCTCCAGCAACTGTTCCGTCATTATATTTGTCGGACAGACTGTTTAACTTGTCCGTAGCCCTGTTTGTAATTTCCGGTGATTTGGGTGCGACTATGTATCCGAATGCTTCACTCAAGGTTTCATTGACCTTGTTCATCTTCTCGACTATTTCGTTGATGACACTTTCCAGTTTTTTCTGTGTCTTGTCGTTGAAGTCCTTTACATTGCCGATTGTGGAGTCTATAAACTCATTCGTCTTACCGGAAGTGTCTGTTGTCTTATTCTTCAGTTGTCCACCTATGGAGTTCGGAAGATTCGGGGAATTTATTCCGCTTTCCAGATAACCGGACAATATCTCCACCCTTTCGGCGTTGTCACTTACCGTTTTAAGAAACTGTTCTCCCCTTTCACCAGCAAGACCGGTTATTTCATGTCCTTTGGAGTCTATAAGCTGTGTTGCCGCCGACAGTGTGTTGGTTATATTGTTTGTGGCGTCCGTTATATATCTCATAGGAATTTGCAGATATGAGTCCATAATCATATTTAGTCTCATACCCATATTGGATACATTGGCCACCATAGTCGTGACTCTTCCTATGATACGCATAGCGAAGTCCTCGGGTGTGGGTATCAAGTACACCATATCCGCTATCTTATAGACATATGCAACATTTTTCAACACCTTTCTTAAAGGCGCTTTGATGTATTTGTATTGTCCCGCCTTTGAATCTACAAGACCCATATATTAACTCCATTTGTTGTTTAATAGCAGTTCATTCTGTGCGTTGTCCACAATCAATGTGTTGTGGGTGTCATCTATGATATACTGACTTAATATGATGTTGTGCATACTTTCCTCACACAGTTTGTTCCAAAGCCTGAAATTGGTTATATTGTAGTGTGATGAAATCAAGTCGTAGTAGCAGGTTTCACCGAAGTCCACCAAACCGGTGTCGTTGGTGGCCGTACTTATCAGCTTGAACTTGCTCTTCGTGTTCTCGGGTTTTTCCGAACCGGTTACTTCATACAACCAGATGTTGGAGTATCCCTTGCTCATACCGAGAAGGAATATGTACCACTTGTCCTCGAACCCGTCGAAGTTGAAGTTGTATTCGTATCTCTGTCCGTTCAGTCTCATAATGATATTGTCCGGAGTCTGTTCTATTGAGAGAAGTTTTCCTTCATCGTTCCTTATGTCGAACATTTCATTTACATCGTGTGCTATGACCTTTGCACAGTCGTTCTGTATGACACATCCTTCATCATAGTCACCTTCGACATCGACTATGTATCCGGATTTCTTTGCAAATGTAATCCTTCTGTATCCGTTGGCGTTACCCGCCCTCGATATTTTCAAGTAGTTTCCCTCGACTATGTTGTTGTCCCATCCCATAAGTCTCAGGCGTATCTTGCCTTCGTTGTTCTCTATCGCCTTTATACGGATATTATCCGAAATGTTGTTTTCGGTAAATCTCGGTTTAAAGAAGAAACTTATCATTCTCGGGTCATCGCTTGTGAAACCCTCCGTATATTTGTATTCAACCGTTATGAGATTTTTATCCACGGTCGTCATATCGTAATGTTTGCTTGCAACCATAGTATATCCGTTGTAGATTTTTTCATCTATGATACGGATGTTCGGGTCAAGTTTTCTTCTCAACCAGTCTTGACCTTCGGTAAAGTCTCCCAAATCGTTCAACTGGTTATCCTTTCTGTTGTCATCGTATTCGACTTTCATCTCGTCTTCAAATTTTCCTTCGGCGGAGAATATGAGTGTCTCTGTCTCTTCCTTCAGTTCATCATCGGCGAAACCGACAGATGACATCTGTTCGTAAGGTGTCAGACTTACTCTCCAGTATGCACCGAGATAACCGAAGTCATCTGATTCCGAAACCGAATCGACACGGTACATTTTGTTCAGATACGCTTGGAAATACAGATAGTCGTGAGGGTCCGGATGTGTTCCTTCTCCGAATGAGTTCCAAAATTCCTGCTTTACTATGTGAACCTCGAACTGAACGGGATAGTCCATCATCATCGAGTTGAACTGTATCTCCCTTGTCGGAAGCTGGTTGTCCGGTATGAGAACCTTTATGCTTCTCTTGTCTACAACACTTTCAAGACTGTATTCCTTCAGTACCACATCACGGGACCTTGCATCCGCTCCGGTCTTGAAATACTGACAGCAGATACCGAACATATTGCTGACAAGCTGACACATCTGCTGGTATATTGATAATGAGTTTCCAAGAGCATATGGGTTAAACATATTCTGGTTACCACACTCACAGTTGTAGATTATCTGCGGCTTGCAACAGTTTCCGCCCGTTCCCATTCCCGCAGGGGTGTTCCAGTAGCAGGCGGGTATCGGTGATGTGTTATTACCGATATATTCTACATCGAGTGAAATGGACTCCACACTTAATTCCACATCTTCACTTCCGTATTTGGTAAATTTGTATTCTATATAGAATGTACCGGTTTCCGGAATACTTAACTTGGAAAGATTCTTGTTTGTGAGTTCCTTGTAGTCAGACCACAGTATCTTATCCACAGAATATCTGAACTCCTTCTTGTAGAAATTGTTCTCGTCTTCGTTCTTTACCACACAGGTGAACCCCGAAATCTTTCTGACATTGTTGTATTCTATGACATTGGATGTGATGTAACTTCTCTCACTCATCTATGTATATTACTTTATATATGGTATTTATGCATAAAAAAAGAGCGATGAAGTTTCATCGCTCTTTTTACTCTTGTGTATTTTATTGCTATTTATATGTCGAGTTTCAAGTTGTATTTTTCGAATATGTCACCAAATCCTATCGAGTTAACCCTTTTACGAAACATTTCCTTCTGGTTTTCATATATCGGCTGATTGGCGAGAAAACTACGGTTACAAAGGGTGAAAAGTCTTTTGTAGTGATAGTTGATGATGTACTTTACAAACCTGTTGTACATATCATACAGACCTTCCTTGTCGAGGGTTATGAACACGTCTTCGAGGAAGAAAGGTTTTCTGTCCAGTGTGGCAAGAAGTTCACCCATACCCTTCATCTCTTCGAGTTCGGCTTTCTTTACAAGCTGGACTTTATTTTCAGTCTTCAGATTGCACGCCACCTTCATACCCATAAGGTGTTCCCTTAACAGATTGAAGTTCGTTTCATATATGTCCCTTATCTTCACCTTGTATGTAGTCCTTTCGTTGAAAGTGTGTTTTTCAAGGATTACAATTTTTATGGGCAGCATAAATTCGGGGTCTGTAACCGAACTCAGTATGGCGTAGCATTCCGTTCCTATGTTGTATGTCCTAATCATCGGTCTTCGTATATTCCTTCATTTCATTCAGGATTTCCTGCATATTCTTCTTAGTTGCACCGATACCTTTCTTTCCGTATTCTTCCATCTTCTTTATATCGTCATCGGAAACCACAAATCCGTTAAACTCATTCGGTTTACGTGTATCTGTCTTCTTGGTTTCCGTAGTTTCTTCCGTTTTCTTCGGTTCCGGTTTTATATCATCCACAGTTTCTTGTGTATTCTCGGGGATGACTTCCGGTTCTATTTTCGGTTCTACTTCTTGTTCGGTATTTTCCCTCTCGTTATTGTTCAAATAATCCGTCAGACATTTTATGAAACCTAACGCTATAAGAGGAAGTATCGCTCCGGATATACCTGCGATTATTCTCTTCTGGTCCATAACCTCCATATCGGTGAGACCGAAAAGTTCAGACCAGCTTGTGTATTCGGTAAGTCCCACATAGGCGGCATAGGTGTTGGCCATACACTGGAACAAGGTGAGGATGACGAACATAATCCAAACTATGTCGAACCCTTTCTTTCTTCTGGTGAGAGCACCGAACAGACATGCCATCTGTCCTATTTCAAAAGAGCAGGCGAGGACGGTACTCATCCATCCTTGATGTGCAAGATTAAAGAAGTGAATACTTGAAATCAAGCTCACTATTGCAACGATGACATACAGCAACAGGTATGAACCCATCGTTCCGTATTTGATAATTTTTTCCTTTTTCATATTGTATTTATGAAAAAGGTGGTCATTACAACCACCTTTTGTTTTAGTTTATTTCGTTTTGACAATATTTTGATAATTTTTCAATTGACTGGGTGTATATCTGTTTCACCCTCTGTATGGGAAGTTCAAGTTCATCCGCCATCACTTGAAAGTTATTGTATTTCATATCCCCATATTCATCCATATGGAGTTTCATCATTATAGTCTTCTTTCCATATTCATCGAGAGTTTCAAGTCCCTTTCTTAAAATTTCATCCCTTTCATTGCTGAAAGCTCCATTGCTACATTCACCAAGTGTGTCATAGTCGAGTTCATCTATGTGAAGATATGACAGTTCGACACTTTCCTCCTTCGCTTCCTGACCTTTCTTAAATCCTTTCTGATGGTTGACTGGAATGTGTACGAGATTTGTGTTTCTGTTGATGTAGTTCATAATTTCACCTCTTACGGATGCACCGCAAGCCTTGACGAAATTGTCGTTGATTGTCTTGTCGTATTTCATTTCGACTTTTTTCATCGCCTCTGTACCGACCGCTATGAGTTCATTCTCATCTATTCCGGTTTTCTTTGATTCGTTCTTTGCGATTTTTACAATATAGAGAAGATTCTGTGTGGTAAGGTCTCCTCCTTTTTCCTGTGCTTCCTTTACTGCCTTGCCTATTTCTTTATAATATCTTGAATCCATATAAACTAATTTACTTGTATAAACTATATAGTCCAGAACAAAGATACTATTTTTATATCATTTGTTTGAACTTTTTAAAATTTGAAATAATCTCCGTGATATCCACGGGTTTGAAGTCCCATTCGGATGCGTTACAACATATAATGTTCTCGTTCATATTTGTTTTTCCGTTCATTCCGTGAAAACATATGGAATCAGACTTTTTTCCATACCAGTCGGAGAGTGGGAAATAACTGAGGACGACATCCATATCGTAAAGGATTAGTATCTGTTTGTCTATGAATGTTATTCTTTCCGATAATTTTTCACGACCTTTCTCGTTAAGAAAATGTATAACACTGTTGATGGTATCCTTCTCATCTTTCGAATAGAAATTGTTCAAGAAAACTATGTTTCCATTCATATTATAGATGTAGTTATACACATCACAGATACCGAACCCACCCAATACATAAACCGTGTCACCTTCCGAAACCGTTTCGTTCCATTTTTCGATAACATTACTGTTGTACTCCAAATGGTTCTCACCATAATGCTTACCAAATGGTCTGTTCAACCATATATCGCTGATAGCAAATACTTTATTCAATGTGATAAAATGTTTAAGTGGAGGGTTGTAAAAACAACTCTCCACACGTTAATAATTATTTGTTAGTCTCCGAGAACCGATTTCAACCATTCGTCGTCATCGGTCGATACGGTTTCTTCTTTTTCTTCCACATTTGGTTTTTCCACGGGTTTTTCAACAGGTTTTTTAGGAGAACTGTTTTCCGTACCGGTGTTCTTGATGTCGTTCATCATCTCACTTACGGTTGCCGCTGTGGTGCGTGGTGCCGAATATGATGATGTGTATGAAGCGAGGTTCTGGTTTACCTTGTCGATTGTCTCCTGGTCCCAGTCCTTCCACTGGAAGTTGTTGATTTTTGGAGCATCTGTCTTCAACCAGTTGATGTAAGCGTCCATAGATTCACGAGTCTGTTCAAGAGTCTGACCGTCTCCGAAGTGGATAGGTGATTTCTTTTCAATGAACTTACAAGCCTCGTAGTCGGCCACTTCACGACCATTGTCCATTTTCTGTGTACCCTTTGTAAGATTGATTTCAAATAAAGGTGCTTCAAGGAAATGGAATGGATTGATAGCATCTGAAAATTCAGAACCCTTCAATGCGTTTTCAATCTTGTCGTGGATTTTCTTACCGAACTGATATACCATAAATGTACCGTTGAGTTCCGGATGCTGGACATCCTTTATGATTTCAACGAGTGCGTACCACTGCTGGTAAACATTGATTTTCTTTGAGTTTGCCTTGTCGATTGCAGACTCACTTGAATAGAGTTTCCAACCAAGGTCACGAATTGGACATTTCTTGCCGATTGTTTTTGGTGAAACAACAAAGATTGGATTATTGTCGTTTACATCTTTCAAGTAGCACTCCCATCTTTCAATGGTTGTTCTTACTTTGTCTTCATAGATGAAAGGCATAAAGCGAATCAATGAACGGTAGTTATTGTCCTTGCACTTCTCATCCTTGATACTCGGCTTGTAAACATCCTTACTACCAAAACTTTTCTTTTCACTCTCTGTCAGTGAGAGAGCATCCTGTGCGGTCATTGACCACAAGTCATCATAATTAATACTACTCATAACTTTAAAAACTTTTATTTTAACTTATTAACTTACCCTTTCGGGCAATCTTAAATCTCTTACAAATTAAATATAACAAAAAATTAAACTTCAAAAAAAAATTTTACATTTTTTCAATCCTTATAAAGATACTATTTTATCTGGAATTGTAGATTATTCATAGCATTATTTTTTGCTTGTTCCTCTGTCATATTGTCTATATTTTGCGTAATTTTAGGTTTCACAATCGGGTTTCCATGTTCATCTACTTCCATTTCATCCTTATAATATTGATATATAGCATTATCCGTGATGACAACTGATGTAAATTCATTCGAGTTTTCGTATGAAGCGAGACTTGAAGTAAGTCTTTCGTTCTCTTCTTCAAGAGTATTAACCCTTTCACGTAGGGTTGAATTCTCGTTTGATAGAGATTCCGTCTTTAACTTATATTCATTTACAAGGTTCGTCAGTGACGCTATCTGTGAATTTGCATTTTCAAGAAGTTCCTTGAGAGTGTTTATCGTGGATGTAAGTGATGTACCCGCCCAAGTGTTTTCATCAGCCCAGTTTCCGGTAAATATGACTTCCTCTCCGGACGAATATTCTATCCCCTTTTCATCCTTGTTCTGGAATATTCTAGTTATGTAGAATGTATTGGATGACATCGAAAGGATTGTATTTGCATTTTCCTTTGTAATCTTGAAAAGAACTTCACCGTTAACTTTGTCGGTATGATACTTTGAACCCGGATTTATAAATTCGGGGATACGGACTTCTGTTTTGTTACTTTTAAAGACAAGATATATCTTCTGGTTTCCTTCAGACAAATTGAGAAGTTTCTTTGAACTCGTGTTCCAGTTGTTGTACACCCTGAACAAATGATATGTATCAAACGGATTTATGAGAAGACAAGTGTCACCCTTTGCATATACAGTCCCGTCTATGTTTTCATCGATGTGCAATATGTTCGGGTCGGTCTCCTCCTTCTGGGTCTTGTCCTTGATTATCTTGTCAACGGCGATACTCGGTTTGAGTTCAAGAGCATCGGATATTTTTTTATTCAAGACTTCATTTGAGGAAGTGGTCTTATCTATCTTGTTTATATTCGTTGTCTTTAAAATAGTTTTCATCTTGTTTCAGTTTTATTGTACGATTTCATAACGGTATATGTTTCTATTTGTGCCTTTCGTATATTTGAGTTCAAAAACGATAGGCATAATTTGTTTTCCATTATAGAAATATTCATCGAAACTGTAGTTCTCACTGTCACTATTTTCACCGGGTCTTTCAAATAGGAGTTCCATCCTTTCTTCAATGCTTTGTGAACATTCTGTAATTTCAACTCTCTTCGTTATATTTCTACTTGTTCTTGCTTTTATATCTTCCATACCCTCCATTTTCGAAAGAAGAGTATTTATGTAATGTAAGCAGGCGAAATCCATATTTTCTTTTGATAGAAGTCTTATCAGCAAATAATATGGAAATTCATCTATAATATAGTATTTATCAAATTCACTCTGTGGGTATAAAATTTCAAGTTCACCATCCGAGTATAATAAAAGTTGTCTACTTATTTCGTTAAAAAATTTGTCACTTTCATTCATTACATCTACAACATCTTTGGTTATTTGTATGGTGAATCTTTTGTGTGATAAATTGTTTTTGTTGATATTTCTCAATTCCACATATGCGCCATATAGATTTTCCGAACTCATATTATCTATTTCTTCCGTTAAAGATGAATATAAGTTTCTCCAGCTGAAGTCTTCGTATAATTTGTAAGTAGTATTGTTTTCCTTATCGACCGAAAGCGTACCATTCTCATTTACAATAAGTCCGTCTCCTATCATAATCACTCCCGGTACGGAATCACTTGCTACGGGTACTGAAATCTTTCCGTCTTTGAGGTTTATGTTGTCTCCGATTTGAACTAGACCCATTCTGTTGTAGTCACTCTTCGGTATGACCACATTCAATTCACCGGTACCGGTGACCTCAAGAAAATTACCGGATGGTTTCACTATTCCGGCCTTGTTCTTGCTCGCATACCCCAAATCCTTTATTTCATCTATTGTATGTTCGTGTTTCTTTTTTGAAAACTTTTCGTTGAGGGTTTTCAATAGCGTCTGTAATCCGCTTGACGATAAAAACTTATTGTTGTTATTTTTCATATCCCGATTGTTTTAAAGAATAATTGTATCTACTAATCTCTCTATTTCACGTGTCGTTATAATGTTGTCATTGGAGATTTCCGTTGAATCCGGTGTCGGACTGTTTGTTCCAGAAACGGTCGAGCAGTCATATTCAAACGAAGGTGTCTCCGTCTGGTTCATCACATCGTTGACACAGATGATTTCAATAGTCGGTTTCGTTGAGATTTCGCTTCCTTCTATGGTTATGGTCTGATACCATCTGTCTCCCATATGGCCGGTATATATTTTGAGGTTGTGTCCGTTGAAATCAATGTAATCCCTTATTATCAGTTTCAGTGTCTGTCCTTTCTTCCATTTGATGTCGTTGTCGTCCACGTATATGTTCAAGTCATTTGTACAAGGGTCTCCCTCCACATACAGTACGGCGAGGTTGGAACCCTCTTCAAGTGTCGTGTATATGTTTAGTTTCGTATTCACATCCGTGTGGTTTATGGAGAATCTGTCGCTAACCGTAACCGGTCTGGTGAAATCCGGTTCCGGATACATCGCTGTCAGATTTCTTCTGTTGTCTGTCGTGACAGAGACTCTTCTTGTGGTGATTATCATTTCATACAAGTCGTTCAGACTGTATGTGGAGTTTTTCAAATCTATCGTCACCTTTCCGTCTTCGTTTGTTACCGTTGTTCCATATCCTTCGACTACCGACACCGGAGAGTTTTGTTCGGAAATAAAGTTGTCCACCTTCTGGTTTATGTTGGATATGAGACCGTTGAGTGCAAGCTGGTCGGTCAGTCCCGAACCGTTGAGTTTAACTTCGATGTCCCTCACCCTGTCCTCTACGGAAGATAGGGTATCCACACCGTATAGAAGCACTTCGAGTTCACTTACACGGTTTTGCAGTCTCGCTATCTCCGTCTGTTGTCTACTAAAAATATCAAAAGTCTGCTGTAATTTTGTCATATCATCTAAATATTCTTGAAATGTCTCTAATAGTTCCGTATTGAATTCGGTGAGATTTTCGGAATCGGAATCACCGGTTTCTATATAAGTCGTACTAGTCGGATATGCATCCACCTTTATGTCCACCTTCAATGCAAATGCGTTTCCGTTCTGTAAGTTCGTTGTCTTGTGTTTCGGATAACGCTGTATGTATCCGGTCGGAATCTGTCCTCCCGTAACGGTTATTTCCTCGAGGAAGAGTACACCATACAGGTTTGTGACCGTTTCACCGGTACCATTGTTTGTAAAATCATAATATATCAGTACACAGTTGAACTCAAAGTCATCCGGTGACAATTCGTTCATACTCGATATGTCATAATATCCCATTCTGTTATTACGGTAGAACGTATCCCTGAAATCAATGACATATCCCCTGTCTCCGGTGTATGTGTTGGGAGTTTCAATATCGTATATGGCTGAATTGGATAATCCGTATTCGCTAAATTCGTCACCGTCATCCCTTCCTATTATTCTTTCACGGTTCATAACAATATCACCGCCGTTATAATTATCATCGGTTGTTGTACCAAATCTCACCTCATAACTTGCACCGACGGTACTTGGGATGTGAAGATATAATTCACTGTAAGTATCACCGTCTATCTCTACGGAATTTATGATGTCGATGTTTCCGATATATTTCACCGTTCTTTGACTGACATAATCGTTATGATGGAGGGTGTCACCCGAATCGTATGTCAAGTCACCACATTTTTCATAGTACAGGTTTGTCCCCGTTTCTGCATATTGGAATTCTATACCGTTTACTTTTTGCAACCAGTTGAAGAAAACCCTTTCCGAAGGAGACCTTATTATGTCGTTATTGTAACCATCATCGTCCCCCTCACCATTCAGTATGGCGGTTTCATAGTTCATCACATAGTTTTGCAGATGTTCCGCTATATATGTGTTGAAATCATTTCCTTGTGGTTCATATCCTGGGAAACCATACTGGATAGGGTCTGAATCCTCGCTTGTAGCTCGGTTGAGATATATCAGATTGTTATCGTCATAAACATTTGAAATAGTCATATCCTTCAGATTAAGACAAGCGAAACGACTAAATCTGAACGAATAACTATCATTTGTAAAAACCCTTGCCACATCTCTCTGTGCTGATGGAAATGTGTATAGAGTTCCACCGTTTACTCTTGGAGGTGTCAATAATGGTGTAATCATATTCTTTTATATAAATTAGATTATATTTTATTTATGCAACAATAAAAAAGAGGGAGATTTCTCCCCCTCTTTTTTATTGTTTTGAAAAGTTTACTTTTTACCGAAAAAGTCACTGAAGTTCGCTCCAAACGGATTGCTCTGTGGGTTTTCTCCGTTCTGTTTCGAATATATTTCCGTCCCCGCTTCCATAAGGGATTTGTTAAGGATTTCCATACATGCCTTGCACGAACCGGCGTCTTTTTCCTCGAAGGCGTTTTTCAGAGCGTTGATACCGTTTTCAATCTCCGTTTTCTTTCCTTCGGAAATCTTGTCACCGTTTTCTTCAAGGAACTTCTCACTCTGGAAAATGGTGTTGTCGGCCATATTCAATGTCTGTATCCTTTCGGATTCCTTCTTGTCGGCGTCTGCATTGGCTTCGGCCTCCTCTTTCATACGCTTGATTTCGTCATCGGACAGTCCGGAGTTGGATTCAATCCTGATGTCCTGTTTCTTTCCCGTACCCTTGTCTATTGCCGATACGGTGAGAATACCGTTTGCATCGATGTCGAAGGTAACTTCAATCTGTGGAACACCACGTCTTGCCGGAACGATACCGTCAAGGTGAAATCTTCCCAATGACTTGTTGTCCCTTGACATAGGTCTTTCACCCTGCAATACGACTATTTCAACAGAAGGTTGGTTGTCAACGGCGGTTGTAAATGTCTCGGTTTTCTTTGTAGGGATTGTTGTGTTCGCCTCTATGAGTTTTGTCATTATACCACCTTCGGTCTCGATACCGAGTGAAAGAGGTGTGACATCGAGAAGAAGAATATCACCGATTGATTTATCACCAGATAACACAGCTCCTTGAAGACATGCACCAAGAGAAACTGCCTCGTCCGGATTCACACTCTTATTTGGTACTTTTCCGAATGTTTTTTCAATCGCCTGTTGTATAGACGGTATTCTTGTTGAACCACCGACCAATAAAATCTCATCTATATCAGAATTTGATATTTTTGATTTTCTCAAACATTCCTTGCAAGTTTCTATTATCTTGTTTGTCAAACCAAATGACATTTCCTCAAATTTACTTCTTGTTAGTGTTTTTGTAAAATGAACAGGTACACCATCTATACTTGATATATAAGGAAGATTTATGTCTGTTGTAAGTGAAGATGATAATTCTATCTTTGCTTTTTCTGCAGCTTCTGTCATTCTTTGTATAGCCATAGTATCTTTGGAAATATCAAAATTAGAATTTTCTTTCTTAAATTCATCTATAATCCAATCAACAATTAAATTATCATAATCCTTACCCCCAAGATGCAAGTCTCCATTTGTACCAAGAACCTCCATAACACCAGATGAGATGTCGAGCATTGTGAAATCGGATGTTCCACAACCTATGTCAGCAACAAGAACCTTATACTCCTTTTCTGTATCAAGTTTATAACCGAAACTCAATGCCGCCGCTGTCGGTTCGTTTATAACCCTTAAAACATTTAGACCGGCAATTTCTCCGGCATCTTTAACCGCTTGTCTTGCACTATCGCCATAGTATGCCGGGCATGTTATAACAGTATCCGAAACTTCTTCACCAAGATAATCTTCTGCTGTTTTTTTCATCTTTTGAAGAATCATAGCGGATATTTCTTGTGGTGAATATGTTTTTCCGTTTACTTCCACATAAGCCATACCGTTTTTACCCTTTATAACATTATATGAAACTCGTTTTATCTCATCAGTAACATCGTCATATTTTTCACCCATAAAACGTTTTATGAACAAAATTGTTTCCTTTGGAAACATAACACTTTGACGAAGTGCCGGATTTCCTACTTTTATTTCGTTTTTTGCAAACGAAACGACACTTGGTGTTGTAGAACACCCTTCATTGTTAAAAATAACTTTTGGTTTTCCTTGTTCCATTACAGATACACAAGAGAATCCTGTTCCTAAATCTATTCCAAGTATATTCTTCATATTATTTTGTTTTTATTAAGTTTTTTAAATAATCTTCTATTGTTTCAAATTTTTTTTGGCAAACTTTGTGCCACCTCATTAAGTTTGTTTTTGTTGTTTCCACATTACAAATTGGACATTTTAGTTTTGGTTGTGGCTTTGGTATACCTTTTAAAGTATCACTTCTTTTTTTATTAGATTCTTCTGTTTGTTTACAACCTTTTGTTACACCAACAAGTTCACCACTTAAATATCTTTCATCATTCTTACTTACACTAAATGTATTTCCGTTACAATCCTTTACAGAAACCATACCTATTGTAACACCCTTTAACTCACCAGTTTCTATTCTTGGGTCGTCTGTTGTTGTGTATACATTTTCATTTGTTATTGTGTTTTTATATACAGCATGGTTCTTTGTAACACCGACGAGTTCTAATGTTTCATAATCTTCATCACAAGAAACTTTGACAATATTACCATTCTTGTTTATCATAGTTGCCTTGTTTTTTATTTTTTCGGAAATCTTTTTTGACTTTTCTGGATTTTGATATGAACCAGTGTCACCAGAATTTCCACCAATTGCTATATTGTATGTATCTTTTCTATTACGAAATTCTGGATTTACAATATTCTTTTCGGCGGCGAGCATCTCATCCGATGTTTCAAAGAATTCCAAAATCTCCTTTTCAAAATTTTCTATACCGTATTTTTCATAGGCCAATTTCAAAATTTTTCCAGAACCCATATAGTTATCATTCAAATTGTTTGTCGAATGAACACCTATGTAAATTTTATGGTTTATTTTGTTCGTTATTTTATAAAGATAGTTATATTTCTTTTCATATACAATATTCATATCAAATGTTCCTCCTATATGTGATACTTTTGATATATTTATGTAAATGATTTTTCTCCCCTAAATATAACAAAAATTCACGAAGATTAAGATTCGTCTAATAAGTTTAAAGCTCTTATTATAGCAGTTTCTTGAGCAACTTCATATGTTTCGTATGTATTATCGTCTGCAAATTCTCTCCTCCAGTTCTCTTCGTCTACATATATTGTAATATCATTAAAATAAACCTTATGCTCGTCTTCACTGCATATATTAATCATTAT